TGTGACATTCTTGTTTCCAATAGTGAATACAGTTGAAGACATTTTTAATATTTACCTATAATAAAATATGCAGCGCTCAACAATTTTAGTTGCAGTGGCAATCATCCTCGTTGCGTTCTTACTCTACAGGAACAAGACCAAGGCCTCCCCAGGTGGTAAAAAGTGGACCATTTACGGAACCAAGGGGTGTGGATGGACCGTCAAGCAATTGGATTACATGAAGAAGGCTGGTAAGCCCCATGTATTCGTCGACTGTGACAAGGGTGGGTGTGACGGTATGACTGCTTTCCCCACTCTCAAGGGTCCTAACGGGGAGAAGATCGTTGGATACAACGAGGTTTAAATCATTTATTATTCAAGAGTTGATTGTATCAACTTATCAATAATGAAATTTTGGAGTTTAACAGTATTTGTTATATTTTAGTTGTGCAATTCCATAACCATTTGTAGTATTAGCATTACTAAGCTTGCTGCTCAGTTGGAATGAAAGGTATTGGTGTATTAGTACCACCGAATGCAACACATTGGGCATTTGCATCACTCTCTTTCTGGTAAATATAGTTACTGCACTTTTGCACTATATCCCCTCGGTTAATACCACACGCACTTTTTTCTGTATCATCCCAAATAAAAGCTACTGGCTCCGTAGCACCACATTGGGCTTGTGCGTTGGTTGTATCTTGATAAACATGCCCACAACCATATTGTACATTATCTCCACGTTGAAGACTACAAGATGGGTCTGCTTCATCATCATCTGGGGCTGAGGGTCCTGTGGGTCCTGGACTGGGTCCGAGTGGGGTTTTTTTCTTGTCATCGTCACCGTCACCACCCATCATTAGGGCAGCTGCACTTGAGGATGAACAACATACCATCATAAGACCAACACCGGCTAACATTGGCATGGCCGCCATCTTGGTTTTTATTACTATACTTTGAGATATTTGTTACTGATATGATTGGTGTTTCAACTTATCAATAATGAAATATGGAATCTATTTAGATACCACGCACAATCTGAAGGGCGAGAGAAAGGATGAACGCATCGGTCAAGTTGCTAATNGGCTTGAGGATGGAGATGTGCTTCACAAGGGAGCGGTTCCACACGAGGCGGAGAAGGAATGTGCTGATGAGCACAACAAGTAAAAAGGTGAGAACCTCGGTGATAATTTCAGACCTGGACTTGGCTTTGGCAACCTCTTGAATCATTTATTACATGTGGATATTTTTTTCTAGGTAAACTACAAATGAGGGCTCTCCCCCTGAGTGGCTCAGAAAGTAGGTATACAAACAGGCGGTGGTCGACACCAAAGGGTATTGGAAACAATAATTGTTATGCCTATGCCGTTGGAGACTACGAAGCATATAGGTGGCAAAAGTCTATACCAGGTGATCGTTCTGGTCTTTCAAATGGACACCATACCTATACCCACTGTACTGGACTTCCTAAGCGCGTCATTTCTGACAATCCTAAGAGGGTGTACAAGGCGGGTGCCAATGAAAAATGTAAAAAGGGATATTTCAAGGTTATGATGTTTGTTTCGCCTGGAAGACCTATGAACTATATCCGACAAGGGGATTTCCACTTTTACAAGCAACATGGGATGGTTGAATACAAAATCAAACCTGGGGATACTATCAAAGCTGTAGCCAAATTCTTTAAAGTACCTGAATCACGGGTAAAGAAAGGTGGTCAGTTTAAGGTTGGTAAACGTGTAATTTTTAAAGCCAATGTATTCAGTCACAAGCGTGGTTGGGCTACTGGTCCGCTTCTGACTGATGCTAAAGGTAAGGCCATCACTGACCCCCGTAAGGCTTCTAGGGACTATCCAGGTCTAAACTACGAGAAATATTGTAGTTCATTCTGTGTCAAGGACACTGGGATCAAAGTCGGTAGGACTCACCCCAAGGTCCGCTAAGATACTATCAAGGTCTGGTACTTCATCCACATCAAAATTAATGTCAAATAGATCTAAAACCTGAAATATAGACCCCTGATTCAAGGACACAGAATTCGCCGTTGCTGTGTAATTGTTTTGTATAGTGACTGTAATTTTAAATTGTGTACCATCTATCACTTTTCGACAAATCGGGCATGTATTCCTACCTGTGTTCTTCCATTCCTGTAGACAGTGGGAATGAAACATATGTCCGCACCGGGCTGGAGGATTTGTCCTCGTACACCGGACTTCATTCAGACATATGGAACATGTTGACATTCTATAGGAAGGTTTTAAAGTTTTTTTGGGGATTTTTCTCAGTTAGTAGATCTTGGAGGTATCCACGAGAGGATTGTCACACTTAATGCATGGTCCCTTACCTTGTACATTCTCCTGCACCTTGGTGAGGAGCTGAGGACCCTGAGATTGGAGGAGCTTACGGTAGGAGTAGTTGTCCTCGAAAGAAATACCATTTTGCTTCATAACATAGTTGTTAAAGAGCTGAGCTGAAGAGTTTACGGTGAAGCACCGACCATCGGCCATACCAAGTCGCTGCGACATATTGTTATTATACACCTAGAATTTTATTTGCCTGTTGGTAATTGTTCTCATCCAAGAATTGAATCCTTTCTCTTTGAGAAGTTTGACAAAAGGATCACATCTATATCCCAAATAAATATCAAATACATCAGTTTCTTCTGTGCGTGACACTCGAATCTGGGGATTTTCGTTTATGTGGTTGTTTATGATGTTGTAGGCAAATGCAATCTCCTTGAGGGTCTCCGCCCCTGTAATGATAATTTTACCAGTACTGAAAATACTGGTAGTAATCTCCTTCATATCCTCTGAAGGCTTGAACTTGATCTTCACTGCAGAATACCTATCTGGTTCAAAAGAAACCTTAAAAATGTCATCATACTCCTCAAACCAGTCGGCAACCTTCATGAGGTTGATATTGTAGTTGAGACTGAAGTTGGAGTTAATCATAACAACGCGGAACGAATCCACTGGTACTTCAATTTTCAAATCCAAAAAGGTTTTGAAAATATGAACAAGTTGGGTGATGATCCGCTTACAATCGAAAAGATCACAACAACCCGCCACTTGGATCGAACCGTTGGGAAACACCTTGACAGACTTTGTGCTGTAACTGTCGTGGTATGTTAGGGTCACCTGGTTGTAGAAAGTCGTCGGTTTCAATTTCCACTCAAAACCATCTGTTTTGGTACCCACACGTCGCATCTTATAGGAACCAATTTCTTCGAATAAACCTCGAAGTCGCTTTATATCAATCTGTTGCATAAAGCTCGACACCATAGTGATTGTTGTAATCTTTATCCATGAGGGTCTAGTCTCATCCGGTAGTTCTTTTCGTATCTCATCAAGCGTTAGGAGATACGAAAAGCTATTATTTGCAATAGTTGAATACATTTTTAGACATACTTTTTACATTGTGGGTGGCTCACTTAGGCCTTCGTTTAGGGAATCGTGTACTTCACAGGATTTGGACTTGGAGAACCTTCATTACCCCCATTGGAGTCATCTCTTAAAATTTCGACACCATTTTCTTTTATCATCAGAGCTGGTGTGTAGGTAGGTCTGTGAAAGCTAATTTCTACCTCCCCTATCTTTTTATCACTCGTAATCGTAAAAAATTTTTCGGGGGGTGTATGTTTGTTCCATGCAGCCATAGTTATGGCTCCATCCTCATCTAGATAACCCATGTCTCCTTTACAGTCCCAGTTGTTCTGTGTGTCGTGCTCACAATCATATTTAGTAGGCGCAATATGGAAAGTAATTTCATCCTTAGACACCCTATTTCCATCAATCTTTATATCGCTAATAACTGAACCATGATCACTATGTTCAGTCTCACTTACGATATGAAATTCATAGACGTATTCGGTTGGGGTATCAGCTCCAGCTCCAGCTCCACCCCCACCTGGGTCTTCCTCACCACCCATCAACATAGAAGCTACACTGGAGGATGAACAACATACCATCAAAAGACCAACACCGGCTAACATTGGCATGGCCGCCATCTTCGTTTTTATTACTATACTTAGAGATAAAAATTTATATAAAGATAATGACGTCATTCCTTAAATCTGCAAAGCATGTTTTTGATGTGGAGTCTGACCTCTCCTATGTTGAGATTGTCTATGACCGGTACATAAGGAACAAGGGATATTCGACCTTCACCGATTACCTCAATACAGAGCCTTTTGCTGATTGGGTATCATTAGAGTCAAATAATCACTCAATTGTTTACGAGAAGTTTCTTGATACAATGGTTAAGAAGACCCTGGAGGTGAGACAACGTATGGCTGAACTGTCACTCGAAAGTTTCTTAACTTACGACCAGGATATTCGTAAGTATGTGCGTGTAGCCCACGCAGTTAAGATTCTAGATCCAACATTCCAGCCACCCCGCATTAATATGGAGAGTGCTTGGCAAGTGGAGTTTATTAAGAAGTTTTGTAAGAAATCAATAATAGATTCAATTCAAGAATGTAAAAAGAAGTCTCGTCTCAAGTATTTCTTCAACGTACTAAAATTAATAGAATTAGAGCAATAAGAATAGAAATGACAATTAATTGGGTTGTTGTATTTTTACGC